AAGGTAACCCATCTTTATCAACATAAAATGTTTTATTATCTCTGACTACCGAAGTAAGATTCCCAAACTCCTTATTCAACCATTTTAATATGATTTTTTGTTTATTCATAATGTTTTAAATTATAGATGTTTTCCAACTTTGTGACTATTTGGAATATACTGTGGTAGGTGTGTATCCCCTTAAATTATAGGTGTCCTCCAACCATGCCTCCAATAACTCACGGATCTCCAATTTCCCCATACTAAAAACAGATTCCAAAAATAACCAAATTTTTTTGTAAGCAATGTAAACCCACCCAATTTTTTCATCTTGGTAATAAACAAATATAGGTAACCCATCTTTATCAACATAAAATGTTTTATCATCGTTAACCACCGGAGTTAGATTACCATATTCCTTGTTCAACCATTTTAATATAATTTTTTGTTTATTCATAGTGTTTTAAATTATAGGTAATAGATTTATAATAAATTCGGAAGGTGCGTATCCCCTTAAATTATAGGTATCCTCCAACTTTTCTACTGCTTCCAATTTCTGCTTTTGGGTGCGTATCCCCTTAAATTATAGGTATCCTCCAACCATACCACTAATAACCCCTTAATTTCCAAATCCTTCATACTAAAAATGGATTCCAAAAGTAACCAAAGTCTATTGTAATTAATGTAAATCCACCCATTTTTTTCATCCTGATAATAATAAAACAAAGGTAATCTATCTTTATCAACATAAAATGTTTTATCATCTCTGACTACCGGAGTTAGATTACCATATTCCTTGTTCAACCATTTTAATATAATTTTTTGTTTATTCATAATTACAAATTTACAAATAAAAACAATAAGGCACAAAAAAATCCCAAAAAAAAATCAACTACGAAATTTTTTGGGATTTCATTAATGTTAAACCAACAATAAGTTAGAAGGGAATGTTGTTCGTATCACATAAATATCCAATAGTATCCCAAAAGACAATTTTTTTTTAAAAAAGTTTCAAAATTATTTTAAATAATGGATCTTTGTGATCATCAAATGGTAAATCCATAAGATTGAAATATCCACATTCGGAGTGTTCATCCCCATCCTTGGCGTTATCCAAATCAGGATATAACTCAACATCTGTGTCATAAAGATATATATACATTAAACCCTTAATCTTACCATCTTTTTTATATGTATTGACAACCTCAATCAGGTTCACATTGTTAACCTCATCACTTAAATCAATATTGGTTTCCTCATAAAACTCTCTAATGGCAGTTTCTTTAGGTTTTTCACCACTCTCAACACCACCACCAGGAACTGACCATATATTTGGTAACGAATTGTCGGGACTCCGTTTACAAAGTAAAAATTTATCTTTACATCTAACAAGTATTCCCGAAAATCTTTTTAGTTTTCTATTATCCATTATATTTATGTCTATGGATGTAATAATAAATAATAATTTGTTCAATGTCAAATGTATGATAACGACAAAAGATACGCATCAAGGTATGATGGGTAAAAAATTTGACAATACATTTGATGGTATGTTATTTATGATGAATGGTAACAATCATTCATTTTGGATGAAGAATTGTATAATCCCTTTGGATATTATCTATATAAGTAATAATAAGGTGTCCAAAATTCACCACGACTGCAAACCTTGTAACTCTGAACCTTGTGAAAGGTATCCAGGCAATGGAGATTCCATATTGGAAGTTCTTGGTGGAACCTGTAAGAAATATGATATTAAAGAAGGTGACAGAGTTTACTTTGATTAACCCTCTTTAATTTTTTCCTTTAATACTCTAACAAATTCTTGTTGTATCATTTTGGTGAATTTCACATAAGCGGCTTCGTCATTATCTCCACCATATTTGTTCTTACCTTGGGGTGGTCTTTTACTTCTACCCATATAATTAAGTCCTGAAATGTTAGTGATACATTTATGTCCCCCACTATTAGAAACAATAATATCCCAAGCATTTACCGTGACATTATCAAGTAAATTTATTTCGTCATCAGTTAAATCACTAAATGGTTTTGACATTGCGGTTTCAATTTGTTCCATAAAATCCTCACCATCATTTGATTTGAATTTATCTCCATATAACGCTCTAAAATCTTTGTATGTAAATCCAACCGATTCAGGTCCAAAATCTTTCCCTGATTCCGATATCCATTTGATTGTTGATAATGGAATATTTCTTTCTTTCAATTGTGATTCCCATTTCCCCAATACCTCATCTTTAATCTCACCCAAATTAACTCCTTTAAGTGATCGTTCTTTTTTAAACGGATTACAAGATGCTTGAACCAATCCTAAAGGCCAAGCAAGAACTATAAAGTCAGCTTCAGGATTATTTCTGAATGGTGTATATCTATCATATGAACCTGGTTTCATCATATTACCACCTCCATATTGAACGATGATATTACCATCAACTTTTACATTGGGTGATGTCTTCATTGTTTGAACATAGTTCTCCTTGTTTTTTTCAAGGTTTTCTACATTGGTGTATCCTTTTTCCAACATTTGTCCTCTAATATTGTTGAGAATACTTAATAGGGATGGATTTGCATTTAGAACTATTTCCTCAAGAAAACTTGGTTTGTTTTTAAATGCTAATAATAATTTATTAACAACCAATCCCATTAACATTTTGTTTCTTTGTAATGTCTTATCCTTATCCACTTTGATTAGGTAGTTCATCACTTCTTCAGGACTGATGTCGTGTTTCACATAATCCGCAGAATCAACCGTTGATATTAATGTAATGTCTTCAGGTGAAAAAATATCCTTGGGGGATATTGTTTGGGAAATTGTTTCAACATTAGATCTTGATGATTTAAAATTTGTTGCGGTTCCTTTTTCAACCCCAACTTGTGTGTCGTGGTGATCGGTGTGGATAACAAACATCTCACGTCCGTGAGCAAAATCGACTAAAACCGGCATAGTATCCCCATTTGCATCCATTTTTTTTACCGCAAATTCTTTATCACCATATTGTATTATTTCTGCATCAACAACTTTTATCCCGTTATTCTCAAGATAGTGTTTCATCGCTAATGCCGTGGTAACCCCATCTAAATCTTGATGAAAGTATATTTTAGCTTTATTATATCTTTTTGCTAATTTATTAATATCCCTTATTCCCGATTCTAATATTAAATTTTTTCTCATATTCATAAATACCTTTTAAACTCAAAATGTAAATATCGTTTGTTTTAATAATTAAAAATTCCTATCTTTATCTAAATCTTTAAAATTTAAAATATGAAAGAAAAAGTTAATCAATTTGTAAAGAGGTTCAAACCTCTATTTAAAAATGTGATGTTTATGGTGTTTATTGGGGTTTCGTTGTTTGCGGGATTTTATGCTGGTTCAGCTTATAACTCCAAATACGGATCAAAGAAACCAACCATTAATATGGTTAAGGTTAATCGTAGTCAAGTTAATTTGGCGTTAGATGAACACAACCATCTAATCATCATTGATAAGAAAACCGGTGACTACACGGTATATCAAGATTCAATTGGGATTTCGGTGTTTAAGTTATACGCCAGAAACATTTTTTCAAGCACACCAAAATAAACCATTATGAAAGTATCCAACATTTTAAAATTGTTATACTTGATGGGTTGTATCATTACCATTGTGATTTTGTCGGGTATGTCAACCATCAATTATCAATCCAATGCTAAATTTGAGAATGAAGGATACGGTATCCCAAACTCACCAATTTCCCTTCAGATGTATGAATACATTGAGAAGTATTCGGATAAATACAAAATCCCAAAATATGTCGCATATAATGTGGCTTACAAGGAAACAACATATAGAGGTCCTTTTGATTGGAGGTATAATCCATCAAGGATATCTTGTGCTGGGGCACTTGGTCCGATGCAAATCATGCCCTCAACATCTGATTGGATTAATAAAGTTGATTATCCCAACCATAGGATTATGAATGATATTAAATTGAACATTGAAACGAGTATGAAGTTATTGAGGAAACTGCATAACAAGTATGGTAATTGGAATGTTGTTTGTGGTTGTTACAATACAGGTAGACCTATTGTAAATGATTATGGTAGATACTGCGGAACCAATAGAAATTATAAATCAAAGTGGTTGTCGCTTAATTAATGGGATTCCCCATCTTTAATAGAGGTGGGGTTTTTAATTTATTTCTGTTAACCAATCGGGGATATGGCTAAACTCTTCAACATTTTTTATATACTCTTTTAAACCAAATACTTCCCTCAACCATATCCTTATGAATGATATAACACCATTATATGATATTCCAAACCCTCGTTCTAAAGCGTCCCAAATTATACCATCATTGACATAAATTTCATTAACTTCTCTATCATAAATAAATACATTTTTGGTAGTTTCATATCTGAATAAAGTGCAGTTTTCTTCCTCTTCACTCTGAACAACATCCAAATCATTAAATATATTTAAGAACTCCATTGGATCATTATCAAACCCAAGTTTTGTTAAGTTTTTAACTCCACCTAAAACATCGGACGCTTGATTCCAACCCAATTTTTTAACAAGGGTCTTTATCCTATCTTGTGTTGATTGTTTTTGACTTTCTGTGATGATAATTCTCATATCTTATAAATATATACCACCCCCAATATTAACCATCTGTTTAATTTCTTGTTTGGTATGTTTATTTGACATCGGAGTATTTCCTAAATATAAATTACCTCCTACCGATTTTAGATTTCCTAATGATTCAATTGAAGATCCATATAAATCTAAATGACTCCCTACTGATGTTAGATTGTCCAATGATTGAATTGGTGTATTTCGTAAACTTAAATAACCTCCAACCGATGTTAGATTTCCCAATGATTCTATTTGAGTATTTCCTAAATCTAAACTACCCCCAACCGATGTTAGATTTCCCAATGATTCAATTGAAGTATTTCCTAAATATAAACTACCCCCAACCGAAGTTAGATTTCCCAATGATTCAATTGACGCATATTCTAAATTTAAATTACCCCCAACCGATGTTAGATTCCCTAATGATTCAATTGAAGTATTTTCTAAATATAAATCACCTCCAACCGATGTTAAATTTTCCAATGATTCAATTGACGCATATTCTAAATTTAAATCACCTCCAACTGAATATAACGGATTACCTTTTCTATCTAAATATCTTTGCATCCTGCCCCAATCATTTCCAAAAATTTCAAATGATAGAATATGAAGAACTTTTGGTTCTTCAGAATTTTTTAGTTTTTCAAATTGGTTTTCCGTGATGATAATTTTCATATACTATAAATACCATATAAAACAAAAAAACCAACTATTAAAGTTGGTATTCTTTTATCTGTTCAAGAGTTTTAAAATATTCAACCCTTGTCTTTGCAATTTCAGTATAGTTTGGTGATAACTCAATACCTAACCATCTTCTTCCGAGTATTTCTGCCGCAACTAATGTTGTTCCACTACCAGCAAACGGATCAAGAACTACATCGTTTTTGTAGGATAGTATTTTGATCGCTTTAGTTGGGATGTCCATTGAGAACGTCGCCTTGGTGAGTGATTTAGTATCTGCAAAGTAATTCCACTGGCCAAAAACAAGTTCCATAAACTCTTTCTTATCTGTCTCTTCATATACAACTTTCTTTTTTATGGTTCCATCCTCCTGTTCAATTTCAGTTGGTGTCCCTTTCCATTGTGGTTCTCCTTTTGTTAATTTTTTTGGCGAATTTTTATATGCAATAATAACACATTCCTTTGGGTTATAAATATATGGTTGACTACAACTCATCCAAGATCCCCAAGCGGTTGTTTTACTTCTATGTGGACTATCTTCTTCTAAATCAATAAGTCCAAACCATTTATAACCAACTTCTTTCATTATGTTCCAAATCTCGGAAACGATAAAAATTCTACCACCTCTATCTTTTAAATTTATCTCATATGGGACATTTACACAAATTCTACCATCATCTTTTAACACTCTAAACGCATTTTCTAACCATTTTTTAGAAAAATCTAAATATTGATCAATAGTTGTATTGTCATCATAAACGTCATAATTAATGTTTACGGAATATGGTGGGCTAGTAATGACGATATCTATTGATTTTTCAGGAAGTTTTGACATAACTTCCACACAATCCCCGTTTATAATCTGATTCAATATTTTTTCTATATTCTCTATATTTTTCATAATACTCTTTTTTCCTCTTTAAATGTATATTAGATTCTTTATAAACATAATCTAAAAAACTAACTATACCAACAATATTAACAATTTTAATGGTGTATTTTTCCTTGTTTTCGTGTATTTTTCCGATATTAGGTATTTTAGACATTACCTCAATTAAAAATTCTCTAAATTTTTCCGATGCACAAACTATAGTCACTACAGAAGCTTTAGTTTTTTCACTATAAAAAAAATTCCCATCACCATCATAAAACCCTCTTATAAAATCTTTATAAAATTTTTCATCTATAATCGGTTTATTGATTGTAAAAGTTTTTCTTGGAATACATCCTTGATTAATTAAATCATTAATTAATTTATTACTATTAATACGAATAAGACAATTATCTGAAGTTGAGGGTGTTCCTTTTTTTGTTAATGTCATATTTTGATTGTAACCAATTTTGTGTTCAGATTCAATATTATCTTTAAATAGTTTCAAATGTTCTTCATCTTTCACAGACAACTTTAAAACTAATTGACTACCTGATTTAGTTTTTCTTACACAACCATCCGCAAATAAAAATCCTAACCAATAAGCCTTTTCTTCATTATCAATATTTTCAAAATAATTATGATTAACGTCATACCTACGATTTGTTAATGCAATATTGTTTTCTTTAAAAATTCTTTTTATTGGTCTTAAAGAAACTCCAAAACTTTTAGCAACTTTTTTTAAATTTTTTAATTCATTATACCTTTCAATGACTAAATTATTATCAATATCAATTCTACTTCCCATATAAATAAATATCTGTTAGTGTGTAGAAAGACACAACTTTTTATTTATTTATTTTTCTCTATTACAAACTCTCTAAAAAATCCCACACCTCATTTGAAAACGATTCATACATATCTCCGTTCTCATCATCCGATAAGTCAACGATGTATTCGTCAACACAAAAATCAACAATTATTTCGTGTGTTTCTCCAAGTGTTTTTTCATCACTTTTTAACCCCTCATATAAATTGAGAATGTGGTATTTTTGTCCTTCAGTTAATTTCATCTTTATTTATTCTCCAATGTTTTAATGTGATGATCCAAATAAAATTTTGCCTTTTTTAAATCTTCCAATTCTTTATCTTTATTCTTCTTGCCTGCCCTTGAAATGTATTTTATTGTATTACCAAGCGAGAATCCCAATTCCCAAGCATCAATCACCTTTATGGTTTCATAAACATTATTTCCACCCCCATAATGTTCTGGGTGATTTACTTGTTCTTTTTTAGGTATTGTATTTGTAAATAATACATCATAAACTTCTTCCATTTCTAATTTTTGCTTGTGAGCCCAAAACACCCCATCAATATAATAGGTATTAAATCCTTGCCAATCAAATGAATCAATTACTTTATCAACACCTTCCGTTGGATCCTTCGTAGATTTATAATCGTCCAAATAAATTATACCATCATCATTAACAAAATGGGCAACATTATTAATATCTTCCCTCACACAATCCTCCAAATGACATCCATCAATTTCAATAAAATCAAATTTTATGTTTGCGGTATCCAAAACTCTTGGGAGAGTATCTCCTGAATCTCCGGGAAATAAATGTAAATGAATATTCCAATTCGCAAAATGGTTTTTCATAATCTCAAAGTTCGTTGTTGTGCAACCATATTTGCAACTATCAAAAATAAAAAATCTAATTGGATTTTTATTATACGAACTATCCTCCTGAATTAATTTGATTAATGTGTTACAGATTATCATTGCCGAATGTCCTTCATTAAATCCTATCTCAATAATATTTTTTGGTTTTGTTTGAGATATCAAATCTTGTAGTGTGTCCATTCTTTCAGGATACCAACTAATGTTTCCTTCACCACCACCTAAAATCATTCCTTTTAGTAACTCCATATTATTTCTTGTCTTGATATCCTAAATTCATTGTATCTTTATTCACCACAAACCGAAGTTTCACTATTTGAAACTTATCTTTTCCATAGGATTGTTTTATCTCAAAGTTTGTTCCTTTAACATCAAATTTAAGTGTTTGAACAACCGCTCCTGTAGGATCCAAATATTCAATCGTAATACCAACGATATTTAATAAATCCTTTGGGTTATATGATTGTTGGACTGTTTCAAAATATTCGGTTAGGAATATGATCTCCTCACCTTCATTATACATTTTGTATTTCCTAAATAAGAATGGTTCAATATCCATACCATCCAATTTAATAATCCAACGATTACATTTTAATGGTTCAATCAATGGGAACCGTTCTACTAATTGTGTCATTTGTTTTTGTTTACATATTTTATGATTTCATCCTCCGTTTTTCCTTCGCAGAACATTTTGAAAACCTCCATTGAGAAGTCATCGCTTGTGAAGATTGCGTCCGCCGATAAATAACTTGATAAGTTATTGAGATTTTTGATGATATTATCCTTTTTGAGTATTCTCTTGTTGAATCCCATCTTTATTGTCTTTTAGGTTGTAATACATTTGTCTAACCTTTTTACCCAATTCAATATCGTTTGGGGTTTCAATAACTAACTGTTCTAAAATTTTTAAGATATCCATTTTTATTTAATTTAAATTTGTGACATTTTTTTTTCTTGTTCATATATTTCTTGATTAACATATGAAATAAGTTTTCTTTTAAATAATTATAGTAATATTTAATT